GTTGTTAATATCTTAACACAAAGTATTGAAGACAATGTTTATTCAATGATACATACCACACAAAACTCAAAGATGTACGCAATTTTGACAGCGTATGATGCAGCTCTTGGTGCAACTATTGAGGACATAGAAAAAACATTAGAAGCCAGGACTTATTAAATAAAAGGAGGTTAAGCAGATGATAAGATACTACTGGGAAGCAATTTTTAGCACAGAGTATTTCCCATATTGGGAATTTACAATGTTAATGATGTTAATGATGTTGCTGAGTATTCTATGGAGACTTAATCGAATAGAAAAAAAGATAGACTACTGGGGATAATGCCTACACCTTTCATGTGTCATGAGTGTGATAGTGTTACTATGAATAGTGATGGTATTTGTGATAACTGTGTTGAACCAACCACAGCAGACAAATACAATAAGGAGTATTATGAAGACAAAAAGGAAAAAGCTAACCATAAAAGATGTTGCGTCAACGGTACTGAGGATGCAACAAGTTCAAACAGAAGTGATAGACTGGGTAAAGAATATTAATGAAAAATTAGAATTAATTGATAATACGCTTGGTGCTTATCTTCATATGATAGAGGCTGGTCCAGAATTGTCTAAGTATATAGAAGCTGAATTAGAAAAACAGAAGAAGGAAGATAACTTGATGTCTCAAAATGCGACATCAAATGGGTAGTCAGACTAACCACTTGAAATGTGCGAAATATAATACATTTGGAAAAATGTTAAGGTAATATAATTTAATGGGATTACAATCACTAAATAGTATGTTTAAATGGGTAGTCAGACTAACCACTTAATGAGATGAAGGTCAAAGAAATAATTGAAGATAATGATGGTTCGGCTACAATGATAATAGAATTAACAAAAGAAGAGTTAAGACAGTTGGTGGAGAAAGCTGTAATCACCGTATTGGATGAGGCGATTAAGGAGGATATTCACCGCAAGGATGAGTAGATGGCGAACATAAACACTAAAAACGTATCTAAGGCTGAAGAGTCTTTACTGTTAGCCAGTAAGGACTTAATTGCTTTTGGTAAGCTTTTTCTTCCTAATGATTTCTTGAGAAGTGAAACACCTCATTTTCATTTTGAGATGGCTGATGCTATTGACAATCAAGATATAAAACAACTTGCGATTATATTACCCAGAGGTCATGGTAAAACGGTGCTTACGAAGGCAAGTATCATTAAAGACTTCTGTTTCTTAGATACTGATATGCATTTCTATGCTTGGGTGTCTGCTACTCAGAGATTGTCTGTTGGTAATATGGATTATATTAAACATCACTTTGAGTTTAATGAAAGTATTATTTATTATTTTGGTAAACTTAAAGGAAGAAAATGGACAGAAGAAGATATAGAGTTAACAAACGGGTGCAAGCTAATATCAAAGTCAAACGTCGCAGGAATACGGGGTGGGGCAAAACTACACAAAAGATACGACCTAATAATACTAGATGACTTTGAACATGAGCAGAATACCATTACACAAGACGCAAGGGCGAAGAACGCCAATTTGGTTACAGCTGTTGTTTATCCTGCTCTTGAGCCTCACACCGGTAGATTGCGTGTGAATGGAACTCCAGTACACTACGATTCGTTTATAAATAATCTTCTCACTAGTCATGCTAAAGCAAGGAAGGGTAGTACTGAATTTGCTTGGGAAGTTATTACCTACAAGGCTATTCGTTCTGATGGAACTGCATTATGGGATAGCTGGTTCCCTTTAACAAAACTAGACGAAAAGAAGAAGTTTTACAGAGATTCTGGAACTCCTTCCAAGTTTTATCAAGAATACATGATGGAGGTAATGAGTGCAGAAGATGCAGTATGGACTTACAAACATATTCAATACTATGACGGATTTTATGAGAGAGTTGACTCACAAAACTACATTAGTATTGATGGCGAAAGAGTGCCTGTTAATACTTTTATTGGCTGTGACCCTGCCACTGATATTGATACTAAAGAGTCTGACTTTTCTGTTATCATGGTTGTTGCGGTTGATGTCAATAATAATCTCTATGTATTAGAGTATGAAAGACATAGAAGTATACCAACCTTAGGTGCAAAAGACAAAGAAGGCAAGATTATAGACAAAAAGGGAGTAGTTGACTATATTATGGAACTTCATGAGAAGTATAGTTGTACAAGTTCTACCGTGGAGGATGTAGCAATGAACAGGTCAGTCTTCCAAGCACTCAATGATGAGAGGAGGAGACTAAACAAATTCAATATTTCCGTAATTCCAGAGAAACCTGGGGGGACTCAGAAGAGAAATCGTATTTATAGTGGTCTTTCTGGTCGTTTTTCACTTGGAGCAATATTTTTAAAAGAGAATCAGTTTGATTTGATTAACGAAATTGTTACATTCGGACCTAGAATGGCTCATGATGATACCATTGAGGCGCTATATTATGCTAATTTGTACACATTTCCAGCTAATTTAGTGCAAAATAAAGAGAAAAAGTGGTATAAAACTAAAAAAAGGGCTAAAAGTTGGATAGTCGCATAAATGATTAGTATTTCTCAGATGAAATCGCTGGTAAAGAGAACTTGTACCGATATGGGGAGCAAATTTGCCTCAGATGATGCTGTCAAGCTAGTACTAGCCACTGGTATCGTAGAAAGTAGGTATGAATATATTCGGCAAATGGGAGATGGACCTGCTAGGTCGTTCTGGCAGGTAGAAGCGGCAACTGCGGTAGATAATTTGATGCACTATCTTAAACATCGACCTAAATTGATGCAAGAGTGTGCTAATGCTAGTTATGTAGATTTAAAGCATTGGCAAGATTTTGATGAGAATATATGGGAAGAAATATTAGAAAAGAACATAGCAGCAGGCATTATTCATTGCCGACTGAAGTATTGGAGAGTTCCTAAGAAAATGCCTAGTAGTATAGAAGGTCAGGCTGATTACTGGAAAAAGTATTATAACACAGAGGGTGGTAAAGGAGACCCAGAGCATTTTATTGATGCTTGTCTTAAATATTTAGTATAATGGCAAAAAAAGGTAGAAAAAAGAAAGCTGATATTGTAAGAGACCTTTGGAAGAAGACTAATACATTCCATAGAAGAAAGTGGTATAGCGACAGTCAACAAGCTGTAGACTTCTATTTAAACGACCAACTCACTAAAGATGAAGTAGATGCACTACAAGAGTCTGGTATGCCAGATTTTATCATTAATAGAATAACACCAGCTGTCGATATAATGAAGTATTTTGTTACTGCTAATAATCCTAGATGGCAGGCTATAGGAGTAGAGGGTAGTGATTCTGATATAGCTCATGTGCATGGTGCTATTTCTGAGTATTGTTGGCATTTATCTGGTGGAAAATCATTGTTTGGTCAAGTTGTTCATGATGCTTTAACAAAGGGTATTGGATATTTTGCGATTACCGTTGACGCTGATGCTGACAGAGGTAAGGGAGAAGTAATGTTTTCTACTGTAGACCCTTATGATGTATATGTCGACCCTACTAGTAGAGACCTTTTCTTTTCAGATGCTAACTATATAATTATTCAGAAGAATATGTCTAGAGAAGCTTTGAAGAAATTGATGCCTCAGTATAAAGCTAAGATTTCAAGATGTACTGGCACTCCAGAGACTAAACAAGCATCAAGTAGAGATAAAAATGCTAGTTATTCTATTCAACACGCAGATATTGAGTTTGCAGATACTTTTAAGTCTGATACTGCTGAACTCGATGATATTATTGATTTTTACGAATGTTATCAAAGATTAAAGGTAGCATTTGTTAATGCTATCATAGAAACCCCTCCTTCTCCGGGTGAGATGAAACAGATTGAAGCAGAGATTTTAAAAGAGCAGGAGAGGATGAAAGCTGAACTAGAAGTCTCAATCAAAGAACAAGCTCTTGAATTACAACAAGCTGTCCAGTCAGGAGATATGATTCAGGAAAGAGCTGATTTAGAGATGCAGAAGATTCAGGATGAAGCTCAGATGAAACTTCAGGAGATGGCAAATAGCATGGAAGCTCGCCTCATAGAGGCGAAAACATCGACAGAAACAATCATTATGGAGAAGGTTGTTTTTGACAAACTATTAGATGACGAGACTTATGCTGCTAGAGTGCAAGATTTTGTAGTATTTAATCAACAAAGGATAATGCTCACTTGCATAGCAGGAGATACATTCATATACGAACAAAGATTATCAATAGACCATTTCCCAATAATTCCTATATGTTATACACATACAGGAACGCCCTATCCTATGAGTGCTGTTACTCCTATGATTGGCAAACAAAGAGAAATAAATAAAGCTCATCAAGTTATGCTACATAATGCAAACCTTGCTTCTAATCTGAGATTTTTATACACGGAAGGCTCTATTGATGAAGAAGAATGGGAACAATATTCATCTGCTCCCGGGGCATTATTAAAGTACAGGCAGGGTTTTGAAGCACCAGCTGCGGTACAACCAATACCTATTAACAGTGCTTTTTATACCATAACCCAGCAAGGCAAGGAAGATATTGAATACATCTCAGGAATAGCATCACAAATGCAGGGAGTGGGTGAACCTCAACATGAAACTTATCGTGGTATGTTGGCATTAGATGAATATGGTACTAGACGTATTAGACAATGGACAAACAATGTTGTTGAACCAGCTCTTGAGCAGTTAGGTAAAGTATTTTTACAGGTAGCACAAATTGTATATAATGCAAATAAAGTTTTTAGAATAGTCCAGCCAGAAGCTGGTCAATCCGACGCAGAAGTCGAATCCGTAGAAATTAATATACCTGTCTACAATGATTTTGGAGAGGTTATTAAGAGGTGGAATGATTACGCAAGTGCCAAGTTTGACGTTAGAGTAGTAGCAGGGTCTACTCAACCAATCAATAGATGGGCATTAATGGATGAATATTTTAAATGGTTCGAGGCTGGTCTTATAGATGATATAGCTATGTTAGGTGAAACTGACATCAGAAATAAGAAACAAATTATGGCTAGAAAGTCTCTATATGCTCAATTACAGAATACTATAGAAGAGTTAAATTCTGCAATAGAAGACCAACAAGGAACTATACAAACACTTCAAAGGCAGGTTGTACAGGCAGGAATCAAAGACAAGATAAAAGATGCTGATGTTAAGATTCAGAAAGCAACTACTGAAACTACTGCACAGCAAAAACTCATACAGAATATTATGAGGTCAGACCTTGCAAGTGCCAAGAAAGAACAAGTTGCAAAACAAGGAAGTAAATAAGTAAATTAAAAAGGAGAAAAACATGAGTGAATTAGATAAACAGGTGAACGCAGAAGTAGATATTAATGCACTGCCCCCTGACGCTAATCCTCTTGAAACAGGTAAAGAAGATTTTTTCGACCAGCTTGACAGACAGGTTATGGGGTCGGCTTTAGAACCGAGTGAACAGTCTTCGTCACCCGCTCAAGAACAACAGACAACTTCCCAAACTGGGAATCCTGTTGAGAGTGAAAGCGTAGGTAATGACTACGCAAACTTAGAGAAAAGGTATAGTGATTCTTCTCGTGAAGCTAAACGACTTAATACTCGTTTAACGGAGTTAGAACCATATTTACCAGTTCTCGATGCGATGAAAGAAGACCCGAATTTAGTTTCTCATGTGAAAAACTATTTTCAGGGTGGAGGCTCTGCACCTCAAGACCTAAAGTCACAACTTGGGTTAAATGAGGATTTTACGTTTGATTATGATGATGCTATTACAGACCCACAGTCTGATAGTGCTAAATTGTTTTCAGCGACTGTAGATGGAGTTGTTCAACGCAGGATTGGTGAATTCGCACAACAGCAGACCGCTAAAAATGCGAAAGTAGCAGATGAAAATAAGTTCAGGGAACAATATAACGTCGGTGATGATGAATATAGTGAACTTGTAAATTATGCTAAAGGACATAAGTTGACGTTGGAGGATGTTTACTTTCTCAAGAATCGTGAAGGACGTGACCAAGTGGTTGCGGACAACGTGAGAAGAGAACAGGTTAACCAAATGAAAAACGCCAGGAACGGTACTCCTCAGAGTATCGCCAGTGTGGGCAATGAGTCTAGAGAAGAACAATCTTTAGATAATCAAGTTTTCGACCAACTTTTAGGTGTAGGTGAGGGTCTCAACGAACTAGGACTATAACCCTTAACTAAAAGGTAAACAAAATGGCTGATACAAGCTATCCTCAGAGTACTCCTCTGAAACTAGCTACCAGCTCAGGACTTACCGAGTCTAGTAAAGCCCTATCTGCATCAGGTCTGTCAACTGGCGACCTCAGGAGACGATATGACTTCTCCGAGAGGTTTTCAGAATTAGCTATTGACCAAACACCGTTTTTTCGGTTTGTGTCAATGGTTGCTAAAAAACCAGTAGACGACCCGCAGTTCAAATTCACAGAAAAACGACAATCGTGGATGAAACGATATTGTTATATCGTAGGTCATCAGGTTCTTGGAGGAGGTCCATCAGTTGATGATGCTACTTTCCAGAACTTTAACGATGCTGACGATGGCGCAAATGAAGCCATTGCTGCTGGCGATACTGTGAAGTTGTACATGGCTACAGACTATAAGTCAGCTGGTAACTTACAAAACATCTATGGGCAATCTAATGGAGCGATTGCTATAGGTGCGACCGGAACTGCTCCAGAATTCCTAATGCCTAACCAAGTACTTAGAGTTAATCTCTCTGCAACTGCTGGCGGTGGACCTGTAATTAGTGATTATGCACTAGTTAAAGTTTCTGCTGTTGGTGCAGAGGAAACTGTGAATGCTATGCAGGTTAAACTGGTAACTGCTGAGGTGATTAGGGCGGCAAGTGGCGAGCTTACTTCATATTCAAGTGATGCCCCTGTTACACAAGTATACGACAAGGAAATCTCAGGAGCCGAAGGCTCTTCAGGAAGTCTTGAAGCTATGCGTGTTCAAGTAGCAGGTACTTCATATGAAGAAGGAAGTTCATTACTTGGTAAATCATGGAAAGACAATCCATACAGTACAGGTTATGGACAAACTCAGATTTTTAGGTCTGAATTTGGCATGACTAATACTGCAAGAGCAACTGCACTTAAATACGAACCCAACGAATGGGCGCGTGTTTGGCGTGATAAGTTGATTGAACACAAGTGGGAAATTGAATATGCTGGGCTTTTCGGAGCGCAGGTTTCAGATGCCGCTGGTGTAGGTCACACTCAAGGCGCAGTTGATTATATCTTGAAGTATGGTAACATCTTTAGTTGGAATAAAACGAAGACTCTTGATGACTTTCTTGATGATATGTCAAGTTATGTTGACCCTCGTTACAATCAATCAAAAGCAACAGTCTACTTATGTAGTACTGAAGTCTATAACTGGTTGCACAAACTCGGTGGATTCTTTAACAACAATATCGAGATAGGTGACCAATTCAGAGCAGACTTAGCTATCACGGGAAGAAAGAAAGTTCTCGGATTAGACATGACTACGTTTAGTACTGTCTATGGGGACATGAATGTTTCTCGTTGTATTGCTCTTGATGGTTCCGCAGTAAGTATCTTAGGTATCAATTTGGCTAATGTTAAATACCGCCCATTAAACGGTAATGGCGTTAATCGTGATACTGCTATCTATGCCGGTGTTCAATCACTAGAAAACTCTGGTATTGACAAACGTGTAGATATGATTCTTACAGAATGTGGATTCGAGTGGCAAATGCCTGAATCACACGCAGTTTGGAAGTAATCTAAACTAAATACATGGCGAAGCTCCTTCCCGCTTTTAACCCTCCTTTCTCCGGTTTGGAGCCTAGCCGTGTTATTTTCTTATGAAGATTTGGGAAAAAGTCAATAATATTACCGGTCACGGTACTAAAGCTAGACATCTAGTAGAGTATATTAATGCTGGTGCTAAGTTCATACTATCTTCTCTTCCAGAGAAGTTTCTATGGACTGTTGCCACTGAGACTGAGATAAATGGTTGGGATACTGATGATACGGATAATTCCAATCTAGGAGCAGGCTCTGCTATAGCATATGATAAGATATTAGCTGTTTATAGATATGATAGCGACAAAAAGAGAGTATGCTCAGAAGCACCAGACAAAAGTATACATATCTTTGATGAGGCTGGTAGTTTATTAACTGCAACAGAGATGTTCCCTAAATACTACAAATTAGGAGGAAAGATTTTTATTAAACCAGACCCTGATTATAATGCTACTTCAGGAGACCAAACATATACTCCTTTAGGAGGTACTGAAACTACTCTATCAACTACAACTGGAGATAAAGGTGTGGTTGTTTATTCTGCTCCTCCTGTGGTAGATGAGAATGATGAAAGTTGGATATTAGTAGAATACGAGAATATAGCTATTCTATATGCTGCTTCTCTTGATTGCTTACGACTTGTAAGTAGTTATAGGACTAGCTGTGAGGACGAAGTAAAGGAAATCACAACTGCCACTACTGGTTTATTGGCATTATTTAGAAGTAAAATGCCTACTTTAGATTTAACAACGGATACTAATAGTGTTCCTATATCTATTCCGAGTATTGATTTAGACCTTGTTGTGTCTGAAGCACTTCCTACATTTAGTGTTACAAAAGACTTACCATCAGAGTTTAGTTATACAACTGCAGTTCCAAATGGAATAAGCATTTCCAATACTTTACCCTCTTTAGATGTTACTGGTCTTGATGAACCTTCTACAATTAATGTTACAAGTTCACTGCCTACTGATTTAGTAATAAGCACAGACTTGCCTACTTTAGGTGATTTGCCAGATATTGATACGGATGTTGCAACATTTAGTGTAGATAGTGCTATACCAACTTTTTCTTTTGGAAAGGCATTTCCTGATGAAATCAATATGACAAAGGACTTACCTGCAGATTTTGTTCTAACTAGGGCATTTCCTATGTCTATTAATGTTCAGGCTACTTTTCCTTCTGAAATGAATATTACAGTAGATTTTCCAACCTTTGAGTTTAATGGTGTTCCTCCAGCCCCTATTAGTACTATAAAAAGTCTACCTAATAGCATGGAGAATGAGATGACTACTGACTTACCTCTCTTTCAGTTGTCAACAATAGTTCCAGGACCAGTAAAGGTTGAAGCAAGTTTACCTACTGCATTTTCATTACAGAGTGTGTTTCCAACAGATTTAGCAGTTGGGGCTGCTCTTCCAGATGATTTTGATATAAGTGGAGTAACATTTCCAGGTGGGTTTTCATTATCAACTACATTACCTACATTTATTAATGATGCTTCTTTTTCAATAGACCATTCAGGTGTAGATGCTGCTTTAAATAATGCTAAATCTATATTATTAACTGGATTTGAAAATGATGCTATAAGTGACGAAGATGTAACTTCTAAATCAGCTATCTATTGGTTAGAAGATGAAGACCCTGATATGGTAAATACTACCTTATCTGGTGTAAGTGCAGAACTACAAAGGGCAAATGCAGAGATAGGGAAACAACAACAACTTATTGACAATCATAGAAGCTCAGTTGGTACGGAGACACAAAGATTTCAGAGTATGGTTCAACTATATACTACTGATGCTCAAAATGAAGCAGTGCGTGTTAAGACGGATACCGAAAGATATAAAGCTAAGATAGATGCAGAAGGAAGTAGAATTAAAGCCCAATTAGATAAATATATGGGAGATTTTAATAAAGAAGCTAAAAGAATTGATTCTCAACTACAAAAGTATCAATTAGAGTCTCAGGCAGAGCAAACTAGAATATCTGCTGAAACTCAGGGGTATCAACTAGAGCTTGATAAAGAGAAAACAAGAATTAATACTGAACTCACAAGATTGAAAGAGGATGTTAATAAGGAATCCGTTAGAGTACAGAACGAGTTACAGAAATATCAAACAGAACTTCAATTTGTAACAAGTAAGAGTGAACAAGATATTAAGATATTTGGTGCAGAATTAGAGGGAGAGAAGACAAGGATAGAAGCCGAGACCACTAGATATACTAAAGAGTTAGACGCTTCTGTTAATATTCATAAGACAAAAGCAGAGAACTATGCTCTAGAGATACAGAAAGAAACTAGCAGAATTGAAAATGGTATTAAGAGATACCAAATAGAGATGGAAACTGAAGTATCTAGATATAGAGAAGAATTAAATGCTTACAGGGCAGAATTTGAGAAAGAAGCTGCCAAAGCAGGGGTAGATGTACAAGCATATCAAGCAGAGTTAGCTAAAGAGACAACAAGAGTTGATTCTGGATTAAAGATATGGAGTAGTGAATTCCAAAGGGCAGTACAGGAGTATCAAGCCCTTATTACATCTTATAATGCTGATGTGCAAACTGAGAGTGCTAGGATTCAGGCTAACTTAAGTAAGTATACAGCAGAGATTAATACGATATTACAAGAATTTGGTTCTGGGATTAATAAGTATACCACAGAATTGCAAGGTGAATCTGCAAAGCATCAATCTAGAACATCTACATATAATGTAGAATTGTCTAAAGAGTCACAAAGGGTAAATGCTGATGTTGCTATCTATAATGCTGAGTTGGGTAAAATATTACAAAAGTTCAATGGTGATATGAGTAAATATCAACAGGAAGTTGGTAAAGAAGCACAGAGGGTTAATAGTGATGTTGCTAATTATAATGCAGGGTTAACTAAGGAGATACAAAGAATTAATAGTACAGTAGGTATATACGGAGCAGATGTTCAAAAGGCTAATGCTCAGTTTACTTCTGAAATGGGAAGATATAGCGCAGAACTTAATAAAGCAGTACAAGTTATGACTAAGGATATCCAAAACTTTACTCAAAAGCTTGGTAAATATTCTGCTCTAGTACAAACTAAAATTGCAAAGCATGGTTCAGACATAGCAGAAGCAAGAGGTTATCTTGAAGAAGCAGGAACAAGGATGCAGGTAGCTGGTACATATATGAATAAGAGTCAAGCAGTATTTGGAAGTTCTAGAGACTATTATCAACGAGCTATACAAGAATTATCAGCTATTAGTGGGGCGGCAACAGCTCCACCTCAGCAACAGCAAAGTCAAAGACAAGAACAGGGGGCTACATCGTGACAGTATTAGAAATGATGGAAAGAGCTAATACTAGAGAGACTAAGTTAGCTATTGCTTTTGTTAAAGATGCTATTACGCAGATACAGAGTACCCATGAAGTTGTTCTTAAAAATGATAAACAAAGTATAGTTGAAGACCAAAGAGATTATAATCTTCCTACTGATGTTATAGCTTTAGATAGTGTATCTGTATTAGATACAGAAGATGGTAATAAATATAAAAGAATTAGAAGATTAATGGATGACCCGTTAGTCTCAGAAGATAAAGATTTAGGATAATGAGTTACGATACTAATAAGAATTACTATTATAAGAGACATGGTAAGGTTCTTCGTCTTTATAAATTTAGGAAGAATACTCTTGGTCCAGTTGATTCTAATGGTAGAGTAAATAGTGCTAATGCAGATTTTATCTATCCAGATGAAGCAATTACGGATGGATTGAGGATTGAGTATACTGCTTTAACGAAGCCTTTTGTTGATGAAGACCCTGAAACAACAGCTGATGCAAGTTTAACTGAAGCTACTTCACCTACGGAGTTATCTCATGTTAATTTGAATAGAGTTTTATCGTTGGCAGTAGTAGAATACTTGAAAGCTCATATGGCAGAAAGAAAGGGAGATGTACAAGCAAAAGAGTATTTTATGAAACAGTTTTATAATAAATTGGCTGATAATGAGAGTAATAGAAATAATGTTTTTGTTACTATACCAATGCAGCCTTACGCAATAAGATAGGAGAAAAAAATGGCGACATTTAGTGTAAAAACAAGAGTAGACGTAGCAGTCTCTACTTACATGGACATCACAGGTGCGAATGACCAGCCAGATGCAACTGTTGGTTTATTACAATCAGCATTGCCAACTGGATATTTTACTGGTGGTTCTCATCTAACAGAAATAGCCACAGATGATGATATAACCTACAATTCGGTAGCAGGTAATGAGTTAGCAGCTGATACTGCTGAGCAGATTGTAGATGCAGGTGATGCTTGTGTAGCGAAAACATCAGGCACTCTCATATTAAGGAATAGCGGTAAGACAACAGCAGATAAAGATGTAGATGCTGCGGCTAATGCTGATATTTCTATATATGTAGGCACAGCCGGGGCTACAACCTTAATTACTACATTATCAGTAGCGAATAAGGATGTTTTCGTGATACCTCAGGTAACACAGGCTATGTCTGTTTTTGAAGCTAAGACTCCAGCAGGCAGTGGTACTGTCTTTCTAGAGTATACTTGCATTTGTGATTAATTAATAAGGAGTAAAACATGGCTAAAGGAATACAGGATTACACTCCTCAGGAGAGTGTTGCCCCATATATCAAAGCAGTCGCAGCAACAGGAAATGCCCAAGACCCGTGTAGAGCGGTTCATATGACAGGCGCATCAGCTAGTGTTAATTTAACAGTTGCTGACACAGTTGTTGCGTTTTGGTTGATAAAAGGGCATACATATCCTATATGTGCAACAAAGTCTAGTTCAACTGACGTAGTATTGTTATACTAAATGATAACTTCAGAAAACTATACCGATATTCAGATTCTTCAGAATCATGATTTTGAGATGGTAATAACATTTGATGACCTTGATATAAAGGATGGGCATTATTTTGCCGCAGTCATTGCGAAGGATAAGGAACATTCTACATTTACTGGACCAAATCTTTCTAATGGTAGTTACTCTAGTTCTGACGCAATGAATGTAGTTGAATTAGAGTTAGAGGCTGATAGGACAGCCGACACCGTTACAATATCCTTACCGGGTGTTGCAACTCAATATTTTACAGATGATTTTGAAGGAGTATGGGATTTAGTTCTAAAGGATACTACTGGTGAAGATGATGTATATACAAGACAAGTACAAGGAGATGTAGTTGTGTCAGCTGGAGCATCAAGGATTTCAGACACATTTACTGCATCAGTATAATTATGGCAATATCAACAAAAATTACAAATCAAGCTTCAAGTAAAAGCTTTGGCACACAAAATGCCTCTAAAACACAAGATGTGTTTTCGATAAAGGCAAGTGCAATCCCAGTTAATTTGGGAGGTAATCTAGCAGGCGCACAGAATGTGAATGATGCCTTACAAAGACTGGATGGAAAAACAGCCGCTCAACCAGGTACACCCGTATCTCCAGTAGAAGGAGACATTTGGTATGATACCGATGATGACAAATTCTACGTTAGAGACGAGGATAGCTGGAACGAAATAGTCGTGAGTGGCATATCAGGAACAGTAGATGGCGGAGGATATAGCTAATGGCTAATACCTTACAAATCAAACGAAGTGTTTATAATGGTACTACCGCTCCCGGAGATAGTGCAGTTATTGCAGGTGAACTTGCGATAGCTCAGGGCAGTAAAAAGCTCTATATCGGCAGGGAGAATAATAGTGGTGGTACTGTAGAAGCATATCACTTACCGTTACTTACTGACTTAACCGTAAACACAACTAGCTTTGCTATGACAGATGATGATAGTGGCGACCCTGCTATAAATGGTCAAACATTAGTATTAGCATCTGGAGTTGCTGGTGATGGATTGTCATTAAACAGTCATGTGTTGGATGTTAGTGTTGATAGTGCTCAGATAGCGAATGGGTCAATAGACCTTGCCCATATGTCTGACGAATCTGTTGACAGTGACCAATACGTAGATGGTTCTATTGATTTAATTCATATGTCTGCCGACTCTGTTGATAGTGACCAATATGTAGATGGTAGCATAGACAATGAACACATAGCAAATGGTGCAATAGATTCAGAACATTATGCAGATGGTTCTATTGATAGTGTTCATATAGCAGCAGGTACTATAGCAAATGATAGGTTAGCTAATCCTAAATGGGTTGTTTCAGCTACTGGTAGTGGCTCAAGCGATATTGCATTGGGAGGAACGGCTACATTTACAGGTGTTTCTAATGAAACAGCGGTTACAGAGTCAGCGGGTGAAGTAACAATAGGTTTAGCAACCGACGTTACTATTGCAGGTAATTTAACTGTAAGCGGTACAACTACAACTGTAAACAGTACAACTGTTACTATTGATGACCCTATTTTTACTTTAGGTGGCGATACAGCTGCTGGAAGTAATGATAGCAAAGATAGAGGAGTAGAGTTCCAGTGGCATAATGGCACTGTAGCTAAACTCGGATTCTTTGGGATGGACGAAAGTGATGGTAAGTTTAAGTTTATACCAGATGCAACAAATGCTTCAGAGGTATTCTCTGGTTCAGTTGGTAGTGTGGTATTTAATGACGTAAGTGCTTCAACAATAAGTGATGCAACTATAGACGGCGGAGCATTTTAACAAGGGAGTATTAAATGGCGAATACACTTCTCTTAAAAAAGAGTGGTACAGCTAGTGAAACTCCCACATCGGGTGAGCTGCTTCACGGTGAACTTGCTATCAACTACGCTGATGGTAAGTTATTCTTTAAGAACTCTGGAAATAGTGTAGTAGAATTTTTATCTAGTCCTGGAACTAGTGCAGGTCAAGTGCTGTTCAGTAATGGCAGTACAATGGATGGTGATAATGATTTATTTTGGGATAATACCACTAAAAGACTCGGCATCGGGGACACGACTCCTGCAAATGAATTAACAGTTGATGGAACAGTTAGTGCAACTGCTTGTGAAATTGCCGGTGAATTGTCAGTAGCTAGTATTGATGTAAATAATATAGGAACAACAGGGGCTGGTAACATTGCTACGACCACGCTTAATGTTGACGACCATCTAGTATCGGATTCGATTGAATGCTCGGATTTTCAAATTCCTCATAGTGGAATCGTTCTCGATAATAACATAGGTGTTGGTGGTAACTACATCCTTGAAGAACAAGGTCGCCAAAACCATGTAGCGAATACAATGTCATCTCCTTATTATCGGTTTAATGGGGTGGATGATACGATTGATGTAGCAGATTCATATAATTTGAGTTTTGGTGATGGTACAAGTGATAGTCCATTTTCTATATCAGCATGGATTAATATGGAAGATGCAACAAGTTTTGACATTATAAACAAAGGTTCATACAATGTTGATGCTGAATGGAGATTTGAGTCAGGAGGAAGCGAACAATTAGGGTTATGGTTATATGATAATGATGTTGCATCTACTTATGAAGGGGCGTATACGACTGCCGACATAGAATCATTAGAAAATCAATGGATTCATGTTTGTGCAACATATAATGGTGTAGGTGGTACAAGTGCAAATGAAGGAATTACACTTTATGTAAATGGAGTTTCGCAAGCAGTTTCATTGGCTGATAATGGTACTTATGTAGCAATGGAAAATCTTACTAACGAAGTAAGAATTGGTAATTACAACGATATTTCTTACTCACAAGGTTCAATAAGTAATTTAAAAATCCATAATCTTGAATTATCAGCCACCGAAGTAAAAGAACTCTACTCTGGAGCATCAGTACCTTACAAGTATAAAGGTGCGTCCCAATGGTATTTCACAAGTGGAACTTTAACTATTGGTAAGAAATATCGTATTAATGACTGGATTACCAATGATGATTTTACAAACATTGGTGGAACGAATGAGGATGGGAATGAATTTGTAGCCACAGGAACAACTCCAACAACATGGACAAATTCATCTACGGTAGTCCGAATCGGTGCAGTCGCAGAATATGATGGGTCTAGTGCATCAGGAACAACCTGGTATGATAAATCTGGAAATAATTTAGATGGAACAGTTTCAGATGCAAGTTTAGAAAATATAGGAACGTTAGTCTTGGATATTACAGAAATCAATACTGATGATGAATTTATTTTAAACGGAACTGGTGGAATTAATATTGATTCTTCTGGTGGTGAAATTAAGATAGGTGAAGACGCTGTTGCTCAAAGGATTCTAATAGGTGGAGAAACAAGTATTAGAACCGAGCTTGAATTAAATGCTGGTCTTATGGATTTTAATGCTGGGGTTGCAGGTTTTAAAGTTAATAGCGTTGGAGTTATGCAATTAGATTCTGATTCATCTTCACGTTTTAGAATGGCTGTTAACGATGCTGGGAATAAAACGCTTGTAATCGACGCTTACAATATTGGGGCTGGAGTAGGCAACATAGATATAGATGCTGATGGGCTTATAGATATAACTGCTGTTGGCAATATGACAATAGATAGCGATGCTCTTTCCATTGACAGTAAAGGCACTACAAATTTAACAATGACATCCAATGACGCTGGGAATAAAACCCTTTCTATAGAATCGAGTAATGCTGGTGTTGGAGTTGGGCATTTGGATTTAGAAGCAGATGGAGATATAAGTCTCACCGCTGTTGGGGCATTAGATATGGAAAGTGGAAATACTGATTGGGACACTGGACCTCTTTCTATTGATAGTACAGGCACAACTAATATATCTATGACCTCAAATGATGCTGGGAATAAAACATTCTCCATAGTCTCAACTAATGATGGTGTTGGAGTGGGGAATTTAGACATGGATGCCGATGGTAGTATATCTATTACCGCTGTTGGGGCATTAGATATAGAAGGGGGGAATACAGATTTAGACTCAACGACGCTTTCTATAGATAGCACAGATACTACTAATATATCTATGAGGGCAAATTCTGGTAGTTCCAGAGAATTTAGCATGGAAGCTCTTAATTCTGGGGCTGGTTATGGGACATTTGATTTAGAATCAGATATTATAACATTCGATGTTCCAAGCATTGCAACAAGCGATGAAAATCAAGATGGCTTATATGGAAGTATTAATTTTCCATATATATCAATATATGCAAACTCAACAGATTCGTGGATTACTGCACCCGATAATTATCTAAAAATTTATTCTAAATTAGATTTATCTCTAATGGCTGATGGGAATGAAATAAAATTCATGAATTCTTCCTCATCTTTGTTTTATGAATTTAATATGGATAGTTCTCCTTTATTAACTGTTACTGGTCCTGGCGGAAACGGTAATTCATTTAGAATAACAAATGTAGGGTCATCCGCTGATATATACTTAAAACCAGAGGGTGGAAATGTAATTCTAGAGTCCAGTGGGGGGTCAGATACATTTAATTTCAACACAGATACTTCCTTACTCACAATAAGAAATGACCATGACGATTCTAAAGACCCTAAAATAATTTTTACAGATAGTGATTCAGGAGATGATTGGAGTATTGGTATGGATACTACCGATACCGACGCAGACCCTAAATTTAAGATACATTCTACAACGACGCTTGCTACTACAGGAGATTTCGAATTAGACACAGATGGGAATGGATTATTTAGAGGCAATATAGCATCAACAGGTTTGACATTAGAAGTTGGTTCAGGTGGCGGAGTTATTATTGCTGGAGAGAGAACAAATGCACCAACTACTGTTGCAAATTATGGACAGATATACAATAAATCTGATAATGAAATGTATTTTAAGGACGGTGCAGGTAATGAACGTCAAATAAGTAACCAATATCAGATTGGGTATACAAACCAATTCTTTTGCCATAATAGTACGATAGATTGGGGAGATTTATGGCAAACCGAAGCTTATATACCATGGGCAGACGCTGTAGCGTCTGGACTCTCTACGGGGATACATGGATTTGTGGCTCCATATAATATGCTATTAGATAGAATAACGTGTAGGATAGGAGATTTGCCACAGTCAAATACAGATGCGATAATAACAGCTAAGGTTTATCGAATACACCCAACTTATAATACTACATCATTAGTGGGGACTGGATATTTGGAATTTTTTGTTGATGAAACCCCAGCCGTGTGTCATCAGAGTCAAATGAGTATGGTGATGCAAAGTTCAAGTGAAGATGGTAGACCTGATTGTCATATACTGGCGGGTCAAATAGTTTTAATCTCTTTTCAATCTGACCAAAATGTAACCGGTGCTAATGATTTTTATATAAGCTCTAATTGGAAACTCGATTTGGAAAGTTATTGGGGAGAATGGGTATAATAAATCATGGCTGATAAATTCACAAAAGTAGCAGTAGATTCACCTGTCTCTCCTGTAGACCCAGCCGATGCTTGGAAAGATACTAAAGTTGAAAAAGAGCATCAACCAGCAGAGGTTAAGTCTGTGCAAACGTATAGACAGTTGGAGAGTCAGGTCGAAAGCATTGATGCACAAGTTGTATCATTGGGTGAACAGAAGTCTGCTTTAGAAGCTGATATGGCTAAAATCAAAGCTGCAGTAGAAGCTTAATTAATAACAACAAGGAGTCAAACATGGCTAAAAGTAAAAATGGAGTTGAAAAACAACCTGTCCAAGCTTCACCTGTTAACTTAGTAGAACAGATGAAGGCTATTGAAGGTCAGATTGCTGAACTTCGTGGTATTCATAACTATTTAAATTCGCTTAAAGAAGGCGGATTTGAGTTGAGACCACCAAAAGATGCCTCGACGCAAACGCAAGGCTAGTACAAAGAAGGGAGGAGTAGTGGTTAGTTATGCTACTAGCACGACTTCTACTACTCCCCTAATTATTTGGGAATGGAAGAGTTTTTAGCAATATATGCAGAAGCTGGGATGGTAGGCGTTGTTGGTGCAATGTTCATTTACATGGTCTATCAAAATGCTAGACGCTCAGATAAACAAGCAGAATCTATTGAAGAATTACAAGTTATTAATAAAGGACAGGAAGAAACTTTAGAAAACATGGAACGCATGATAATTAAACTTATAGACAGATGGAATAAATCAGATGAGACTAGAGACAGGAGACACGAAGATATGATTAAAAAGATAAATGATTTATCTGATGTTATGATGGAAGTTAAAGGTTCTGTGTCGAGAATTAACGGTAAATGATTATGGACAGTTTAAAAGTAACAACAATAAGTACAAGTCTAGGTTTGGTGTATTGGACAGATATT